AGGATGAAGTTAATGTCGAAAGATAACTTTACTAACCAAGGAGTTGCTCCTTATGGGATGCGACATGGTTCTATCTCACCTAAAGGTAAGGGATTTTTTGGCGACTTGAAAAGACCAGATGGTGATAGTTCTACAGAGCTATCATCTGAGTTTGAATACCAAGGTAAAAAAGTAGAGTATCCATTAATTGTTCCAACCCTGTCTAAAGCAGAACTTGATATTTTATTAAAGGGTGAGAAACCCACTGATGATATTTATGATAAAGCTGAATCATGGGCAAAGTTCAGAATTGATAAAGGTATGAGTCCATTTGCATCTAGTACTGGCAATGAGAAATTTCCAGCACCAGAAGCTTCTAATAAATTTGCAGAGGGTGGTATGGCATCAAACGATATGAATAGACTATTTGCCGAGGGTGGCATGAATGACGAAGGTGGCACAGTAGATCCTGTGTCAGGCAATGATGTACCTACTGGTTCTTTGCAGAACGAAGTGAGAGATGACATTGATGCTAAGCTGAGTGAAGGTGAGTTTGTTCTCCCCGCTGATGTTGTTAGGTACATTGGTCTTGAAAGATTGATGAAGCTTCGTGATGAAGCTAAGGCTGGTCTTGCTCGTATGAATGAGATTGGTCAGATGGGTAATGCAGAAGAAGTAGAAAACCCAGAAGCTCTGCATGAAGATGAAGAAGGCTTTGACTCTGAGATTGATGACATCATGAAAGAGGTGGATGGTGAGGCAATGGGTGAGCCTAAGTATGCAAGTGGTGGTATTGTTAAAGTGCCTCCAGCAGATAAAGACATCTTAGCTAAATATAATATTGAAAGAACAGCCATCACCAACCCAGCATTGGATGTTAGACTATTGAAGAATGCTGCTGGTGATTCTTTGTACATGACCTATTTCAACAACAGACCCGGTGGAGCCATCCCTGAAGGTTATTCTGTAGTGGATGCTAATCCAGCTAGTAGAATGGGTGGCACAACTACAACGGCAGGAAGCACTGTTGCACAAAATGTACAGAGTGCTGCCAGTGTAGATAGTGGTAATAAAACTCTAACTACAGTGGGTAGTGATGTTGTGGGTGGAAATGTAGGTAATGTTAATAACACATCAATGGTAGATCTTGCTTTAGGTAATGTTGCAATTACAGGTAAAGATGGAGCAGTGATCAGAACAGTTGATACAACAGATGGAGGTACAGGTGTCAGTACTTACGGTGGTAATATTACATCTGATGCTGCAGGAGGTGTTAGTGCTGGTGGTGTTGGAGGTACTTCCTTTGGTAGTTACACTTTAAATGCTGATGGCTCCGTAACTCCTAACAAAGTTAATAGTGGATTAACTTTAGCTGCGGGTCTTGTCAATCCTATTTTAGGAGCTGCTGCTAGAATTAATAATGCCCTTGCTACAAGTGCTGCTGATAAATATAGAACCACTCTTGCAGACACTGCGGGTATTAATGCTGATTATAGAAGTGCCGCTAATACTGCTGGTCCCACAGGCAGTGGTGTTTCTGCTGCTAGTGCTGCTACTAATGCAGGTTATACTGCTTCTAGTATGGGACTCAGTGCTTCTGCTGCTGGTGCTGCTAGTCAGGCTGCTGCTGATGCCATTACTAGAGGTAAGAGTGCTGATCAAGCTGCCGAAGCTGGTCGTGCCGCTGCTGCTGAAGTAGCTAGGAGTGAAGGTGATAGTAGATCTTCTACAGAAATCTTAGCTGAAGAAGAACAACAAGCAGCAAATCGTGAAAGCTTAGGCGATTTTAATGAGCTTGATACAGGGTTTAGTGGCTCTAGTAGTTCTAGTAGCTTTAGTGGAGGCTCTAGTGGTGGAGGTGGAAGCAAAGGTAATATAGAAGACTACAATGTATTATCTTTAGCTAAAGGTGGATTGGTTGCTAAACGCACAAAGAAACCAGCACCTGCTCAAAAAAGAGGCATTGCCTCTAAGAAATAATACTATATAATTAGCATACTCAAACCAGAGGTGGGCTGGTGAGTGTCAACAATTCCCCACCATATGGCTACCTATCTCCCTGCTATGCAGCTACAGTTAGCCCCAACTTAAAGGTATGTTATGACAGAAGCGGTAATTAACCAGAATCAACAAGCTCAGGCTTTCTCTCCCTTTGGTAAGCGTAATGCTAACAAAGATCGGATTGAACAAGAAGAAGCAGAGTTGAAACAATTGGCTGAAGATAAGAGCAATCCCCAAGAGTCACAAGACCCTGAGGATAGCAACTTAAGCGCAGAAGAGAAAAGCTTTAAGAAGCGTTATGGAGATCTGCGTAGACATTCTCAGCAACAGCAAGTAGCTTTGCAGAAGCAAATTGATGAGCTTCATTCACAGCTACAGAAAAGTACAGAGAAGCAAATTAAGCTTCCTAAGAGTGAAGAAGAGCTTAGTGAGTGGGCTAGAGCCTATCCTGATGTTGCAAAGATTGTTGAAACCATTGCAATTAAAAAGGCTAAGGAACAAACTCAAGCATTGGATGAGCGATTCAAACAGCTAGATGAGCGTGAGCATCAGACAGCTAAGGAAAAAGCAGAAGCTGATTTGACACGCCTACATCCAGACTTTGACTCCATCCGTGATGATGATGCTTTCCATAGCTGGGTTGAAGAACAACCTAAATGGATTCAAGATGCTTTGTATGATAATGAGAGTGATGCCGTGTCTGCTGCCCGTGCCATCGACTTATACAAAGCCGATAAAGGTATTAAGACTAAGAAATCTACTTCAGATAAGGGTGCTGCTGAAAGCGTAAACACCCGTGGTAGCCGTTCTGCACCTACAGGAGAGAGTAAAGATGGTGTCTTTTATGAGTCAGAGGTAAGTAAAATGTCTACCTTTGAGTATGAAAAGAACCAAGAAGCTATTGCTAAAGCATTACAATCAGGTAAGTTTGTATACGATGTTAGCGGAAACGCTCGTTAAGTATTGACAAATCTGAAACAACTGGTATAACTTTAATAGAGCGAAGAGGGTAGCTCCCCTGACTGTGCCGATTCACAGTCTAGCTCTTTATCTAATCGGGGATAGTTATGGATGAAGTGAAGACTTGCTACAAGTGTAGTGAGACAAAATCAATACTTAGTTTTAATAAAGATAAAACTAAGAAGTTTGGTGTAGGTGGGGTATGTAAGCCATGTGCTAGTAAAACTACACATGAATATTACATAAAGAACTCTAATCATATTAAGAAAAGAGTGTCTAAATATAACGAATCTTATTTTCCTAAGTATAATAAGAATGTTATATCTAGATTAAAAAGTCTTTGCACTAAAGCAAAGCATAGAACAAAAGAGTTTGATATCATAGATCAAGATTTATTTGATTTGTGGAAAAATCAAAATGGTCAATGTGCTTATACTAAATTACCGCTGCTTGCAACAGCCAACCAATTTAATACTTTAAGTCTTGACAGGATTGATAGCAGTAAAGGGTATGTTGTTGGAAACATTCAACTAGTCTGTGCAGCTATCAATAAGATGAAACAAGAGTACACTGAAGAAGTGTTTATTTTGTTTTGTCAACTAGTAACGCAAAACAGTAAGCTAACGGAATTACCTGAAAGCTTAATAGCCCGTCACATTTCACTAGGCATAGTGGAATAATACGCACCTATTAAGATCAGCCTCTGTAGTCTTGTGAGCGTATTTAAGTATATGCCATACTATCTATAGGAGATTATATAATGGCCTTCCCAAAAGCAGTCGGATATGGAAATTTGCCCAATGGCAACTTCAGTCCGGTTATTTATTCAAAGCAAGTACAACTTGCATTCCGTAAAGCGTCTACTGTTGAAGACATCACCAATAATGATTACTTTGGTGAAATCGCAAACATGGGCGACTCAGTCAAAATCATCAAGGAGCCTGAGGTTAGCGTTCAAAGCTACGCCCGTGGCACACAGATCACTGCTCAAGATCTGAATGATGAAGACTTCACATTGGTTGTTGACCAAGCCAACTACTACGCTTTCAAGATTGATGACATCGAAGCAGCTCACTCACATGTGAACTTCATGCAGATGGCTTCTGATCGTGCAGCGTATCGTTTGCGTGATCAGTATGACCAAGATGTCTTGGGTTACTTGTCTGGTTTTTCACAGTCTGCAAAGCATGTGAATCCTGACACAGCTCGTACAGCAGCCGCTGGTACTAAGGCAGTTACTGCCGCTGGTGCTGATGAGTTGTTGGCTACTATGAAGCTGAAAAAAGGTAGCTTCGGTAACATCACTACAGCTTCTGCTGGTGAGCATTCCATTCCTTTGGCTCCCCGTCTGCCCGGTGCAACTGCACTGCCTACAGATGTGGCATCGCCTTTGATGGTTATTGCTCGTATGGGCCGCTTGTTGGATCAACAGTTTGTTGACTCCGCTGGTCGCTGGTTGGTGGTCGATCCTGTGTTCATCGAAATGTTGAAGGACGAAGACAGCCGTTTGTTGAATGGTGACTTTGGTGGTTCTGGTTTGCAGAACGGCTTGGTCATTAACAACTTGCATGGCTTCCGCATCTATGTTTCTAACAACCTGCCAAAAATTGGTACTGGTGCTGGTACTTCAGGTACTGCTAACCAGAACTCCAACTATGGTGTGATTGTTGGTGGTCATGACTCTGCTGTTGCAACTGCTCAGCAAATCACTAAGACCGAGACATATCGTGATCCAGACAGCTTCGCTGACATCGTGCGTGGTATGCATCTTTATGGTCGCAAAATCTTGCGTCCTGAAGGCATCGTCACTGCTAAATACAACGCTGCTTAAGGAGAAC